ACGTGGGTGCTGAGACTGACTGGCAATCTCAGATAATTTATCTATTGCTTCTTGACCTGTTGAGATTACTTCATACAGATTAGCTCTTGCTGATTCGAAATCGTTTCTTGCAGAATCATCATGAGCCTTAGCAATAATATTATCGATTTGTTTTTCATATTCCAACGCTGGTAAATTTACCTTTTCGTTGTCATCATCTTCATTTATCATTCAATCTCATCAGTGTTGTAGATTTGAGTTATGAAACCATAATCATCATCAGAATTTACTTCAATATAAGGAACAGTTCCTGTATTGGCGTTTGGACCACCAAAGTAATTTATAGGGTTACCATTAGCGTCTAATCCAGGTTGAACTGTTATCTTTTCTGCCATTGGGGTCACACCCTTACCTTCAGCGGCAGTGTTTGTTGAAGGTATATAGAATTGTGTTCTAACAAATTTAATGATCCCAGAAGATTTGATAGGACCATAAAGATAACCTTTAAGAACAAAATCTAGCTGCCAAATAATAGCTCTTCTCTCAGAATAGGCGCCCTCATAAGTGTCAGAATAGCTGATATTATTCAATATGATTGGAATATCCATGGTAACATTAACCTCTGGGATTAGGTTACATGTTGTTGTCCAATCTGGCGTAAAGTATGGAAGAATCTGTTCAATAATCTTTGTTCCATCTTCTGCATTCTTAGCATAAACATAAACCTTGAAGTCTATATTATATGGAACTGGATTATATTGATATTTAAACTTATCAGCATCAGTAGCATCCCTAACAGCAACCTTGCCAATGGTGTTTAATTTTCTTGTACCATCATAAGTCATTTTACCCATTTCAAATGAAATCATGGGTAACGTTGCAACAGCACTTGATTTGTCTAGTGCTGGATCCTGTATAATACGGGCCAACATCTTATCTTTGGGTGCATATGTAATAGGCACTTTTACTAGAGATGTAACTGTACCAGAAGAATCTGTTTTGGTTATACGAATCTGATTAAGTAAGGTTCCCATAAGAATTACATATTTTCTTATAAGACCAAAATAAAACGGTGAACCAAACATTAAATGTTACCTTCGCTAAATGGATCTAGAGAACTGAAGTCAACAAACATGTCAGACTCTTTTTGTATTTCGTCATTATCCGAAGCAGGAGATATTTGTTCTAGTGAGAATTTTTCTAATACTAGATAATCGCCGTCTTCAGTTGTAATAGCAACTTTATTTGAACTTTCTGTTCTTATGGTCCAATCCAGAATGTTTGTGTCATTCTTTCTTTGAATAGAATCAATTTCTGGAATACCTGTATTGAACAGTTCTCCAGAATATTCAAACACTTCGCAAGTCATTTCCCATGTTTGAAGTGCGCCTAGCTGATAAAACATTTCATATTTGTTAACATACTTAATCTGAAACGCTCTTTGATTCAAAGGAAAATAGATAATATCTCCTTCGTTTGGTCTTACCTGAGCAGTAAATTCACCAACTTCTTCATTAAATATTCTACGGGCAACAGAGAATACAACTTGATTGCGAATTTCAACGCCAAACTTAGATAGAAATTCTTGATCGCCACTAAACCCGTCGATGGATTTAATATACATTTCTATAGGATAAGCTACTTCATAAGAAGATTGATCGTCCGCTCCATACACATCATCGTAATTGTTTAATTTACGAGGAACGTAATATATGTCATGTCCGTATATTTTTATCGACTCGATAATCAAATTTTCGAGAAGCAGTTGCTCCTGAGACGCTTTGAAGTTGTTAAAAAAGAAGTTAGTGCTAATGTTAGCCTCCCGCTTTCTTTTTGCGTTCGGCCCACCACAGTTTCATACGTTCGGACTGAATCTGTTTATAGTTATCTGGTCTTGCCTGCACGCTCTTTTTCCCAGCGTTTGAAGCCAGTTCTTTCAGATTTGAAATATTTTTTCTTTTTTCGCTCATTTTTCTTTTTGATTCTTCGCTGTGATTAGAACCTATTCTTGAGGCGACCAGAGCAGCTGTATGTTCAGCGCTGTTCTTTTTACCAACCCTATTATTTAATATATTTTTACGATGAGATTCTGACAGCTTTTTGCCTTTTTTAGCCTCGGACATCTTTTGTCTGTGTTCAAGGGACATCTCTCCCTTTTTCCAGCCGTCGAAATAAAATCCATCATTATCGTGTTTATTATAAAACGATTCATCCAATCTGGCGTTTGCAGCCTGTAGAATTTTAGCTTCGAGTTTTCTTATGTCTGATAGATTACCCTCTGCAATAATCTGTCTGCTAAAATCTGATGGTCTCTTATTATATTCTTTGAGCATATATTTACTTGAACAAACATAACCGTCATCCGCTGAACCTTTGTGAGATCCAACGTACAACATATTATTCTTTTTGTCTGTCCAGCAGTAAACGAACGCTTCTGTCATCAGCCGATAAGATCCGTACAAGGTAGAGAGTATGTGAAGATCATTTCTCTTTCAAGAGCTTCACGCTCTGCAGTGGCTTCATCGTATATTTTCTGACCATTAAATGTAAGACCACCTGGCATTTTCATACCTTCAAACTTTTTAAGGTTCTGACCCCATTGTTGTTTAATAAGACAAGAAGCATAAAGCCCTAACCAACGGTCGCCCCAAGCATCAGAATAAACTGCAGGGTCTACGATTTGATATGCTTCGACGATCAAATAATTACCAACAGCAACTTGATCCCAAGACATGTCAATGTAAAGTCTATTAATATGTCTATTGTATCTTAATGGTTGCTGACCAACTAGCATCTGTTCTAGGAACTGAACATGGTTCATGGCCATATAATATGGCACCATAGAAACTGATGTCAAAGTGTAAAGATCGTTTAGTGCAATCTGGTAACGGATATTGAATAGGTTATTCAAACCAAGCGCAGAACCAAGAGGGAAGATATTTACCGCTCCAATTATGTTCTCTGGGAGAGTAATATATTTGTTGGCAATATCAGTTGAGTCTATTTGTCTTTTATAATAGGTCTTTTCAGAACCATCAAAATGATAATCCCAATAATATCTTAGAGCTTCGTCAATACGATCTGAAACCTGATCGTCGTCGACGTTGATTTCAACGACTGGTTTACCTAATTTTCTTAGGCAATATTCAGAAAATTCTGCTCTAGTTGTTGGTACCATTATTTCCTACCCTTTGGTGGATCTGTTTTATTCTATTTATTAATTGTTTTATACATATATTTTTTCCAAATTTTCATAGATAATATCAGATATAACTTTATGTTCTTCGAAACTGGGATACTCTAAACTTTGGGGCAATCCGCATATTTCTTTAACAACGCTATTTATAGTTGTCCCTCTAACAATATATTGTAACACGTCGCCGAATAGATTCTTATCGCAATGAACCATCCATCCATCAAAAATAATAAATTTACATTTTGATTTTTGTAAAGCGTACAAAGAACTAGTAAGCATCACCTTAAACATTTCATGATGCCATTTTTCGTTCCAGAAAGTATTGTATACATGAAACATAAATTTCTTACTATATTCGTCGGTTGTGTGTGGTAGAATAGTTCTACACATATTTTTGGTACGAACGCCATAATCTTCTGTAGTATCATCCAATATTTTGTATTTGTTTTCTATGTCCATTGTAGATTTGTATTCATAAGTTGGATTAACACCCATTTCAATTCTGTCAAACCCGGACCATTGGACCACGACAACATCTTCTTCGGTTAATGGTAATGATTGAATTATCCTCGCAGCACGCCAATTACTAGCGCCTGGAAATGATAAATTTTGTAATTTCATATCAAGTTTTTGCGACAGTATACCAGGCCATGTCAATGATTGGCGTTCTTTTTCTGAACATTCTTTATAAAAATTCCAACCATATGTCATACTGTCGCCAAATGTATAAAGCATATCAATCTCCAAAACCAAATGGACATTTTTTCTCTCGCTTATCATTACGCCTCACAAGAGAAATAGTTCTCCTCCATCCCATAGAAGTTCCAGTGACATTATATGTTTTTGTTTTAAGTTCTTCTTCAGTAACAATATGATTGTGTATTTTGATCTTTTTATCTGTCAACGGTATAAATTGGACCAATGGAGTGCCCATTGATAAACAGAATTGATCATATCTATTTTTGTTTATCGCCAAAAACGCATTACTTCCTGTTTGGTAATGAAAATTTACCATACCAGGAAGAATATGAAAATCAAAATTTTCCAAAGACCATTGAGCGCCGAAACAAGCAAAAGGAATATCTTCTTTGGTTTGTATTTTCCATGGGCTATTCAGCTTTAACAACCAATGATTCAAAAACCCAGGATTTACCTGATCGTTATTGTGCAATATCGGAGGCGTACCGTTGGAATAATGAAAGGACAACCCTTTTTCGTGAACATTAACAGCTAAATCACACCAGTTTTCTAAAATAAAACCACGACTATATAGATCATGGAAACCTGGACAAGATTTTATAGACCTTAGCGATATGTGCCAATTAAAATTTATGCCACCGTTTTCATCAACTTTATATTGAGGCCATTTGGTGTTAGATGGTTGCGTTTTTATTACCTTATCATACCATTCGGGTTTGGCTTTGCTTGATTTTACGATGGGCGTAAATTTGTATGCGTCATTATTTGAAGTAAAACAATCAATATTCACAACAGAAGATCTGTGAAAAAAACTAAACATAACATATGTTCCTTTATAAATAAATAAAATCGCTTCAACAAGAGGGTTAATGATGCCTAAGACAAGAACTTTTGAATTGCCAGAATTTGATGATTATAACATCAGAACCGAAACCAACCCAACTACGGGAACTGTTGCAATTCAGGAATACTTCTTGAAAGGGGAATTGGTAGCTCAAGCAGAAATTTCTTTCCACGTTATCGAAGGCGAACCTTTAAAGTGGCCATATAAATTTGTAATCAAAGATCCAAAAGATTTGATCAAATTTACTGAGACATAATAATTTAAGTCCACTCAATATAGACGCTACCGTTACCTCCTCCACTGGCCGCAGGTGCGTTTTCGCCACCGCCACCACCGCCACCACCTGCGCCGATACTTATAGCAATAGATGCTCCATAACCTGGGGCATCGGCATCATTCCAATTCCATGTTTTAACAACTTTGCCACCAGCGCCTCCGGAATTACAACCAGTACCACCGCCAGCGCCGCCTCCTGATGTAACTGTTCCTCCAGAACCTCCTCCAGCAGCACCACTTGGTGGACAATAATCTTGACCACCGCCTCCTCCGCCAGTACCACCATTTGCAATTACGTTATTACTACTGTAGAAAGTTGTATTGCCACCAGAAGCTCCAGCCCCCCCACAATATCCATAAGCAAATCCATCGTTACCACAATAACCAGTTGCACCACCGCCCCCTGCATTTATTGTAACAGTAAGAGTTTCATATCTGGGTACAGAGAAATATTGTGTAGATCCGGTATAACTAAACGAATTATTGCCAGGTGTAACCCATCTTTTCCCATAAGCGGTAGAAATACTTATTTGCCCAGATGGAACTCCTAATAATGTTCGAACATCAGCATCATTCAAAGATCTTTGCGAAGTAGAAGATCTTAAAATTTCTACAGAAATATTGGCAAAAGAAATAACACCAGAACCTGGTAAACCAGTAGTCATTTATTAAATCCCTATTTTTAATTTCAATTCATCAATTTGTTTCTGCTGTTCTTTGATTGCTTCAATCAACAAAGCAACAATTCTATCATATTTAACCGCTTTAGTGCCGTCGTCTTTAGTTGCAACTACTTCAGGCAAAACCTTTTCAATGTTTTGAGCAATAACACCGACGTCATGTCTACGGATAAAGTATCCATCTTCACCACCACGAGCGTCCATGAATTCCTGGGTCCAATCGAATTCAACGCCGTCGACTAACATAATCTTTTCAAGGGCGTTTTCGATGGGTTTTACGTTTTCTTTGAAGATGGCGTCTGAAGTATAATAAGCTGTGATGTTATTATTTGCTCTAATTTCGCCAGCAGTTCCGGAAGCAGCAGTACCAACACCAATTGAATTAAATTGTGAGTTCTGCGAAGTAGAAGTGAATGTTGCAGAGCTTCCATCAATCGAGACGCCTGTAAGAGTTTGAGACCCTGTTGTTCTATTAATTGTCAGTGAAGTAGTACCAATAAACATTGTTTGATTTGTTGCTGCAGCGCCGATCTCACCAAGAGTCCATGAAACAGCAGCAGATCCATCAACAGATTTACCAGTTGATCCGATAGTAATAGTTCTTGACGTACCCCATGTAGCAGTTGTAATAGCAGCAGAACCATTGAAGGCGGAACCATTAATGTTTCTAGAAGTAGCCAATGTGGCTGCACTGTTGACGTTAAGATTTCCTTCAGTCTTACCATAAGCTGTTGTGGCATTATTGACGTTAAGATTTCCTTCAGCCTTACCATATGGTCCAGTACTATTACCAATTAAGGTCGTTCCTACGTAATATGATACTGCATTTACAACAGTAGCATTGGCAGTAAATGCGGTTCCTACTGTATGACTAGCAGCGTTCATCGTTCCTGTATGATAAACGCCAGTGGCATTGGCAACAAGAGATGTTCCTACTGTATGCGAAGAACCATTAACTACGCCAGTATAAACCGGAAGATAAGCAGCGATATTAGCGTTTAATGTTGAATTGAGTTGGTAAGAAGAAGCTGCTGTACCGCCTAAATTGGTTGAGTTATTAGCAATTAATGCGCTGTTAACGTTAAGATTACCTTCGGACTTACCATTAACAAATGTTGTATTGTTAGATGAAATCGTTCCAATATATGTTGCATTAACATGAACGCCAGTGGCATTAACAACTGCACCAGTTCCTGGAGTAACAAACAAACCTGTAGAATTGGCTGTAATACCATTATTAGCTAGAACTGACAATGTTCCAGAACTTGTGATAGCGCCGCCAGTTAGACCGTTTCCGGAACCAACAGATGTTACAGTTCCTGCATTAACGTCGTCGACTGCCCAATAAGTGGCTGTACCATTAGAGTGAAGAACTTGGCCAGCGGTGCCGTAAGTACCATTAGCAGAAAGACCAGAACCTAACACTACGTTAGCATTATATGTATGAACGCCAGATATTGTAAATGCAGCAGTAGTATTAATAACGTTGGCTGGTATTTGAGCGTATGGAAGAACGCCTGTGGTTATATTAGTAGCATTGGTGTAAAAAGAACCAGGTTGGCTGTTTAGGTTAGTAGCATTAGTTGCCTGCACAGCACTGTTAACATTTAGAGTAGCTTCTGTTTTACCATAAGGTCCAGTAGCATTACCGATTAATGTTGCGCCAACATAATATGAAACAGCATTAACAACAGTAGCATTAGCAGTAAAGGCAGTTCCAACAGTATGACTAGCAGCATTAACGATACCAGTATAAACGCCAGTAGCGTTAGCAACAGTAGAAGTGCCAACTGTATGACTAGCAGCGTTCATAGTGCCAGTGTGATACGCACCAGTAGTATTGGCGATAAAAGTTGTTCCGACAGAAACACTAGTGCTGGTATTAGCGAAACCAACAATCGTTGTATTTCCGAGATAAACATCCCCTAGAGTAGAAAGACGATGGGTGGGAGCCGAATTATTGATACCCACATTACCTGTAGCGGTAACAGTGACTGCTGTTCCTAGTAAGGTGGTATTTGAGCCTGTTTCTAGACCATTCTTGACGACGAAATTTTTATCTGCCATGGTTCCCTGTCCCCTATGGTGTTGTTTTTATAATATTTAGTCATATCGAAGGTTAGATTGCTCGCTCTATGTTGGAAATAGATTATTTAATGACTTTATCAGCCAAAGGTCCATCTGGGCGTGGAGCTCTCAATTGAGCGTCTGCCTGTTTCTGAACCTCTGTGAAAGTTACTAGAACAGTTTCTAATGGCAACTTTGAAAGACCAAGCATAATTACATTTAGTTGATCGATTGTCAATTCAAGTTTAATATTCTTATCCATAAGTTATTCCCTTCAGTTATTGCTAGTTACTGTATTTGATACAGGCGTTGAATTTGTTACTGGAGCCCAAGGTAGAGAGTTATCCACAACTGGGTTCTTTTTCTCGTCAATCTGTTTCTGAATTACTTCGTTTACATGATTCTCATAAGTGTCAACAACCACTGCTTTGATCCAAGTAAGAACGTCATTTTCAGTCAAATCTGAAAATGGAATGAAAGAAGTATTAGCTGGCATATTATTAGAAGAAAATGGAGTTGCTCCAGAAAATTCTCCAACAAGATCGCCATCGGTTCCTATTTTCTTCCAATATGTCTGCACGACAACATCAGAAGTATTAGCAACAGTTGTAGTTTTTAGTCCAGTTACTTTCCATGTATATGATACTGCCATTTTAATCCTCGTAGTTTATGTTTTAGGTTATTTATTATAATCCTAATGCTTGTTTTAATTCATCAATAGTCAGACCAGCACGCTGCAGTTTTTCCTGAACTGTTGGTTCTGGTAACGGTTCTGGTAATGGGTCAGGATCTTCTGGCGTGTTGCCTTTTTCTAACCATGCCTGATATTCAGCCCATTCTTCTTCGTGTTCTGGACCAATAATCATATTGTCAGTAAGTCTGACTACTGCTTCTGTATCAAATCTTGATCTATAATTTAATGCCATTAGTTATATCCGTATATTCTTACTGTTCCAGATATATTGCCTGAATCAGAATATATCTGGAAACCTGTGATTGCTACTTGAGAACCTGTATACCATCCACCGCCTTGAACTCTTGCTGCATAACCTGTTGTATAAGTAGGACCGCATAGATTGTATTGGTATGCTTTATTAGTATTCGTGTTGTTCGTATTATATATTGTAAATGTTCCACTCATACCGGTGCCACCAGTTGCAGCAGTAATAAAATAAGCAGGATATGTCATATATATGAACGTTCCCGAAGATGAATGACCGCCAGAACTGTTGTTGTTAAAATACGTAAAGACTGCATTATAGTAGTTACCAGTCAAGAACGCACCACCACCATGTAGCTGCATACAAAGCGTTCTGGATTGTGTTATTGGAACCAAACTGTCAAATTCAATTTCATAACTACGATAACCAGATAGCGATGTATAGTTTAGAGTAGCAACATTGGTACCAGTAACAGTGGCAACAAGTGTTCTAGAACCAGAACCTGTAACAGATAGATTACCACTAAAGCTGGCATTACCAGAAGAATCAATAGTAAGTCTGGTAGAACCATTACTACGAATATAGAAAGGAACAGCCGAGTCTGTTCCAACGCCGCCTGCAGTTCCATCAAACCACAATGATCCCCATTGAGAGTTCTGTGCGCCATTGGTAAATTGTAGAATAGATGCTGTAGCGCTTGAACCACCGCCTGGATAAATTCTTACGCCATAGTTACCACCACCAGTTCTAGCAATAAGACCGTTAGAATCGATGGTATGTAGTCCAGCAAATGTGGCAGTATTGAATACAGACGAAGAAGCAGGATCACAATAATAAGCGCTGTTTCCACTATCATAGAATATCGGAGCCCAAAGGTTTCCGCACTGGAATGATTCGTATGCATTACCAGGATTGTTCAAGATACTAATTTGACCAAGTGAACTCATAGCAATCTGTGATGCTACACGACCGCCCCAATGGAAACCAATACGTGGTGCATATGACCAAGAATCTGTTTGTGCGCCACCAAAGTTATATTCACGAACTTCGATGGCTGCTTGAGAGTAAGATGCTGCTAACTGGTTACTAGCCACACCACCTTCAATCATTATATTATTAAAGTTTGAGGTTGATGATGGGTCAACATAATATGCTGTGTTATTTGAATCATAGAATATTGGTGCACGCCAATCGGTAGAAGCCTGACCAGTACCATCCCAAGTTAGGTTACCATCGCCACCAAATCTTAGGACCTTTGTTCCACCGCCGCCTGTGAATGTTCTTAGATTAGCAAAAGAATTGTTGGCGCCATTACCTGTGGATGGATAATAATGCACATATGTGTTTGTGGAATCATACATATTAGTATAATAATGCTGCGACATAACAAATGCGGCAGAAGAGAAGTTCCATCCACCTGTGACTGAAGCAGATTCTGCTTTTCTTGGGTAATCAGTAGATACGTATGTTCCAAGATAAGAAGAATTGTTAGCAGTTGGCCAAGTACCGGAAGCGTTTGAAGCATCAGTAAATGCTAAATCTTTATATGTGCTATAAGCAGAGGTGTTACCTGTTGTTAAGTTTGACCATGCTGCTTGATAAACACGAACACCAATAGCAGACTTATTAAACATTAAAAGGTTATCTGATCCCCCAGAAGAATCAGAATAACTTCTCATATGAAGGAAGTCGGCCCATGGTGAAGTATTATTGTTATTAAAAGAAGTAAATCCAAAACGAAGAGTTTGTGAAGGAAAATCATTTGCTATGATAATTCTATCATCAATCCTTAAAAGCACATTAGCATAAAGAGAACTGTTAACGTTCAGATTACCTTCTGTCTTACCATTGACGTAGGTAGTATTATTAGCAGATAATGTTCCAATATATGTTGCATTAACATGAACGCCAGTAGCGTTTACAACTGATCCAGTTCCTTGTGTTACGAATAAACCATTAGTATTTGCTGTTATACCGCTGTTTGCTAAAACAGAAACAGTTCCTGTTGTCGAAATAGTACCACCAGTAAGACCGTTACCAGTTGCAACAGAAGTTACTGTACCTCCTGAATTATCATCAGCCGCCCAATATATAGAAGAACCGTTAGAGTGTAAAACTTGACCAGCAGTTCCTAGACCACCATTAGCATAGATGCCAGCGCCGGCAGAAACTATCAATTCACCAGCAGCGCCAATACTAACATTAGCAGTTGTCGTTAGACCAGAGGAATTAGCAGTAAAAACAGACCCAACAGTATAAGAAGCAGCATTAATTGTTCCAGCAACAGTCAGACCGTTTAGATTTGATGTTCCCGCAGCGTCTACATAATAAGCTGTATTGTTGGAATCGTAGAATAATGGAGCACGGAAATCCGAAGTAGCAAAAGCTGTTCCTTGAACATGTAACTTCTGTGTTGGCGCTGTGTTACCGATACCAAAATTACCATTGGCAACAGAATAAGCAGCAGTGCCAATGGTAAATGTATTGGTGGTAGTAGAATTAATAGAGACAGACGTTGCATTCAATGATGCATTTACTGTCGAGTTACCAACAGTAATAGATCCAGACACCAACAGATTATTGGTAGAAGGATCAACAGTTATTAACTGACCTAGATCGCCTAATTCTCTATTTTGTGCCATTTATTATGCCCAAGGAAGTGGTGGTGTTACTACAGGTGGGTTCTTCTGGCCAGCAATAGCAGAAGCCAATGAAGTTTCAAACTCTGTAATCTTTTCTTCGCCTATAGCTGCCTCGAGCCAAGCAACAACGTCGTCTTTTGTTAGATCAGCATAAGGTTTAAAATTCTTCAAACTGTCAACGTTCAAAACCTGAGAACCATAAACGTCGGCATAATAGTCGCCGTCTTTGGCTGTGTATCTCCAATGAATGTTGAAAACAACGTCAGTCTTTTTATCTTTTTCTGGGTAGCATTCAAGCTGAGAAACAACCCAATCATATACAATTGCCATGTTTTACTCCTATGTTTTAATTATTTAGTGGTGTGTTCATGGATGCTTGGTATGCTTCAAGAACTTCTTGAGTCCAGGCGACATTAGCAATATCTTGAACATTCTGAGGCATCTCTGAAATGTCTGAACCGGGAGCAAAAGACCAACGGTGATAGGTCTGAGCGATCTGTTCGCCGTCACGAAGGACTCTGGTAGCCTCTCTAACGAGTAGGGTGCCATTCTCGGTGACTGTGATTTGATCAATTACTTTTGTTTCTGTTAGTGCCATTGTAATTACCTTTCTGTGTCCGACTACGCCAATCCAGCGTAGTTAATTAGGTTTATGCTGATGTATAATAACTAAACATTCCTGTTATGATAGTACCAATACCAGCAACCATTGTTGCTACTGTGATAGTATTAGTTGCCACATCCCATACCATTGCTGTTGTTGATCCTTGATTGACATACAATTGATCTGCTTTATAATCTGGAGAAGCGGGATGCCAACTCCATGACATAATTCTAGATGCCATACCATATCCGGGCGAAGATGCTGTAAAAGGAAGACCACCTAGCATTAAACTTCCTGAACCACCAGAAGCTGATGATTTAACTATTTTTACGAAACAAACAACCAATCTGCCTATTTTTATATAACTACCTAATTGTTCGCTATAAGAAACAGTAGGATTACTAGTAGAACCCAAATAAGTAGGAGTCCATGTGCCTTCCTCATAATCATCAAGGGTGTTGGCGTCAGACGATGCAGATTGTGATGCTTGGAATTTGATACCTTGGAGACCAGATAAAGATAATATGGTACTATTTGCAGTAAAAATCTCAGTGTTTCTAAAATAAAACTCATGTTTTTCGGCAACATATCTAAGGTTCGTCCAAACAGCTCCGCTTCTATTATAAGAAAGAATTTGAGAAGTATTCGCTTCAGCATTAGGTATAAACTCTATACCTTTGGCGCCAGCGTCAGAAACAACTAATGGGTACGAAGGAGAAGTTGTTCCAATACCAATATAACCCGTAGAAGTTATTCTCATGCGTGCTGCGTTATTGGTGTATAATATTAAAGGAGAATTTTGTGAAGTACCAACCCAATATTGACCATTATTCGACGAATAATAAGTATATCCAATGCCGCCGCCATATATAAGATTATATAACGATCCAGAATATGTTCCACCCACAGTAACTTTGTGGTAAGCCCAATCAGAATTTGTTCCAGAAGCGCCACCACTTACTGTGTCAGAATATACTGTATTTGCACCATAAATTGTTAATTTATCGTTTGGTGTGGATGTTCCAATACCAACTCTGCCGGCAGAATCAATACGTACACGTTCTGTAGAATTTATTTTGAAATTTATACTTCCGCCAGCATACGTAGAAGTGTTTTCAAGCGTAAATCCTTCGTCGCCAGAGTTATAATAAATCAATCCTTGATAACCAGCATATTCACCAATAGCCAATTTGTTTTGACTGTTAGAATTAACATAACTACCAATATGTAATCTATATAATGGTGTAGATGTACCAATACCAAAGTTACCATTAGCGACAGAATAAACAGCTGTTCCTATAGTAGCAGTGTTGGTGGTGGTTGTAAGGTCTACTGACTTAACACCTTTATTAAAAACAAAATCATCAATGGAACTATCATACAGCATGGTCGCTGAAGCGCCGTCGATAGTTAATCCTGCGCCGTTGGCAGCAGCAGCGCTTGCTGCGCCTTTAGCAATAGTAATGTTTAGATCTTTAACATCCAACACGGTAGTATTAACATACATTGTCGAACCGGTAACAGTAAGGTTACCAGTAATTGTTACGTTGTTACTAAATGTTACTGGTCCAGAAAGGCCAGATGAATTGATTGCAACGCCACCAACATTAACAGATGTGATTGAACTGGAATTGACCGTGATGGCCGAAACCAATACATTAGCACTAGTAGCGAGTCTAGCTAGATCATTTGTTAATGTTGACATTTAATAACCTTATTGTTTTTTAAATATTTAGGTATTGGATACTGGAACAGCGGCTAGTGCTTCTTCGTTTCTCTGTGCTGCTGTCTTAACCCAACCGTTAGCAAAAGCAGCGGCTACGATTTCATCTTTTGAACCAGGAATGGACTGCCCAGCCTCTAGGAACTTCTCAACTGCAACCTTAACGATCTCGTCAATAGCAATACGAGCACGTTCGTGAGCGGCATTCTGAATCCAATCATCAACAGAAGCGGCTGCATACTGCATTGCCTTATCTTCTGTTTCTGTGTATTCAACTGTGTATTTCATAATTTTCTCCTTTAACCTAATAATGCGTAACTTGCCCAAGCAGCAGCCAAAGCAGCAGGGCTTGGACTGTCATGATTGAAATTAAATTGGACATAATCGCTTGCCGCTAGATACCTAATATGAGATAGTGATGCGCCAAATGCTTTACCACCTGATGTATCATAAGCCCAACTCTCAACAACAGTTGAACCATTATGTAATAACGATATATTAAAATCTGAACCACCAGTACCAGCGGTTCTTCCGATACAAGTAAATAGATAATAACCAGCAACAGGAGCAGTGAGTCTATAAGTAGATGTATTCCAAAGTGTAAATCTTTCTTGATTGACTGTAGCAAAAGGAATTATGTTTCCTCTTGTAAGAGTTCCTGACCATGATACAGATCCCGCTGGCTGATACGGAGTAGTAATACGGCCTGATCCATCAATCTGCATACGAACAGCACCAGCAGAATGATCATATACTTGGAAGTTCCCACCATCAATACGAATACCACGTGTATCGCCACTATTTTGACAAACGAATCCAGAAATACCCGCTCCAGCAGCGCTATTTCTTGCCAATACAAAATTGGTTCCGTTATTATGAACTTCTAATCTACCATAAGCAGGAGTAGATGTGCCAATACCTACGTTACCGCCAGATGTTATTCGCATTCTTTCATAAGCAGTTCCGTCTTGTGTAGTCCAGAAACTTAATCTAGCATCTTGAGTTGATGCTGTAGTATTCCATGAACTATCACCATCAGCAACAACTCTTGCCATTTCAACAAGAGTGCCACCAGATGATGTTCTTGATTGAAATGTGATGCCAGCGCCGTAACCGTTTGTTCCACCTTCTAGTAAAAGTTGTGGTGCGTCACTAACAGAACCAGAAGCAAAAATATGTAATTTTTTAGATGGTGATATTGTGTTTATACCGAAATTACCGGACGCATCAATTCTTCCACGTTCAATTTCATTAATACCAAATAATAAATTGTTACTACTGTTTGTAGTAACCATACCATTACCTTGTAGTATGAAGCTATTACCAGATTGGATAGTGTCTCCTGCGTATATCTTACCGTTTACTTGTAATTTTCCATATTGAGGATTAGTAGTACCAATACCAGTGTTACCATTACCATCAATATAAAAAACAGATCCACCACCAACATTAGAAATTTGAAAAGAGTTAGCTGCTGGAGAACCTAACCAAATTCCATTAGTAGAACTATTATATCTCAATCCAATAGCATATGCTTCGCTAGATGGTGCGAATTGTGCTCTACCACCATTCAAATCGAATTTGAAAGCAGGGGAGTTAGTACCAATACCTACTTTACCATCAGTTTTAACAGTTAAACCATAACTCGAAGAGGTATCACCATACAAGGTTATAGAATTACTTCCTGTGATCCAGCCATCTACGTTTTGTAAACGAATATTACCACCATTGACTGTGAATTTATATCCAGCTAATGGTGTTGTACAAGCTATACCAACGCTACCATTAGCTACAACATATAACGATGAACCAATAGTAAAAGTATTAGTAGCAATAGCATTAATGCTTGCAGGACCAGTTCCAAAAGAAACATTAGAACTACTATTAGAAATAGTAAGAGTAGTTCCTGTAATAACAACATTTGATGTTGAATTACCAATTAATAAAGTAGAACCATTAAGAGCAATATTACCAGCAGTGATTTGAGTATTAACAGTGCTATTACCAACTGTGATACTATCAGAGCCAATAGTTACATTAGAACCAACAGTAATAGCATTAGCGCCAAGACCAACAGTTGTTTGATAACCATAAATGTCAATGATATTACCATTGCTTGGAGTGGTATAGAATCCAACGTTAGCTCCTGAAGTAATAGCAACATCTGTATTTGGCGCTTGTTTAACACCGTTTAAAAACACCAATAGAGTATTTGGTATATAACCGCCAGATATAGCAAAAGAATTAGCAGTTCCGTTGGCTGTGATCTGCTGATTAACAACAGTATTAACTCCTGTAGAATATAATCTAGATGGACCAATAACATCTATCAAAGAGCCGTTTGAAGGTGCTGGAGAAATTACAAAATTTGTTCCTGATGTTACTGTAACTTCTGAACCATTACGAAGCAACACACCATTAAGAAAAACTGAAATAGAATTGGGGATGTATCCACCAGCTACAGCGAATGAAGTGGTTGATCCATCGCCTGTGTATTGTAGCTGTAATGGAAGAACGCCGCCAATTGGAGTAAACCAATATGTAGAAGAACCATTAGTAGCAAGAACCTGACCATTAACACCAAGAGTTCCGTTGGAATAGATACCAGCACCATTAGCAAGAATTAGTTCGCCAGAAGTTTCAATACTAAGGTTTCCGGAAATAGAAGTTGCGCCTTCAACTCTTAGTTTATGTGCAGGAGTAGTGTTACCAATACCAAAATTACCACCGTTAAGAAACCTAGCAATTTCCGCCATAGATGTGCCATTGTTGGCATAAAAAATCAACGGAGCATTGGATGAATAGGGTAGTGATAATATTGATGCAGTACCGACACCCTGATTTTGAAATATTACACCACCGTCACTAGTTCCGCCGGCATTCAGAACTATTCCTGCTCTACCTGCTCCATTATTTTTAACTTGAATATAATGATTGCTACCTGTATTCGCTTGAATGTCTAGTCGGTAGCTTGGAGTTGAAGTACCAATACCAACATTACCATTGGCAACCACATACATGGTTGTGCCAAATGTGGATGTGTTAGTTGTAACGTAAAGGGTATTAATGTTGGCTGTATTTGATACGCTGAGGTTAGTTAGATTAGCGCCAGTTTCCCAAACATTGGTACCATCCGAAGAGAACAGTTTTCTATCTGTAAGATTTAAACCAAGTTCGCCGATCGCCAGCGTGGATGTATTCGGTACTTTACCTGCGACTGATGATCGACGCAGTTTGAAAATTGTATTTGCCATTCTAGGCTCTCCTGGAACTCAGTATATACCGAGTGTATTAAAATTCATCTGGCAATGTTGCCGGAGTTTCTTTCTTTTTAGGCTTTTTAGTTTCTTCTTCGCCTTTTAATTTTTGATTCTCAACATAAAGAGTATTTAGTTGGTCAACCTGATTGCGATATTCAGAATTCAATTCTGCAGATCTAGAATTACACAATGCTAATTCTTCTTCTAATTGTTTTATTCTGATTCCGGCATCATTTAATTTCAACTGCATCTCGCCTTGAGTTTCTTTAACTATTTTATCTTTTTCGGAAATAATCTCTTGATTTTTCTGCTGAAGAGCAGTATAATTATTCTGTAACGATGATCTATCAGATTTAACTTTTTCTAACTCTTCATGAAGTTTATCTCTCTCCACTGTAAGAGTCTCAATACTAACTGCTGCTTGACGCAGCATCTCGTTACCAATCTCTACCTGTCTCTGAGATTCCTCATAACGGGCATTAGCTTCATTGATTGTGTTGTTGAGGGCAATAATTCTAACTTCAGCATCGATGTTCTTACGCATGAAATCTAGAAGCAATTGTTCTTGCTTCTGGATGTAATGTATTGTATAGAGGTCTACTTGTTCTTTTTTCTCTTCGTCCATAATATATCCTCAGTTTATTAGAAACTACCACCATCTAGATAATCATATACTAGATGACTGCCATTTGACTGTAGAACGTATCCACTAGTTCCAAGTGACAATCTATCATAACCGTTTGAAGAGTTACCAACTAGCAATGCCTGGTTAATTGTTGTCTTATAACCAGTACCACCTTCTGTACCTGCGAGAGCAGTAGAAAGAACCAATGTATTGGCAGTGATGTTAACATTACATGTTGAGTTTGCAGTAATAGTTAGTGTGGTGTTGTTAGATACAATAGCACCAGACTCTAGGAAAGTTTCTAGAATTGCTAGTGTAAAGCCGTTTGCTGCAGTATTAACAACGTTGTTTCCTGAAAGCTCTTGTACCGAACCAGTGAAGAGCTTATAGATGCCACCATCAGAAGCATCGCGGAATAGACCAGTATGTCTTTGATTTAGACCGTCGAAGTAGTTAGCAGCAAAACCGATATCCAAAAGATCGCTGGTATAGTTGTTACCAGCAAGATAGATCATTGGATCAGAAACGATAACAGATGATACGTTAGTTGTTACAAGGTTACCAGTAACGATAATATCGCCAGCAACTTCAACGTTACCATCGAAGTAACCTGTTGTCGAATGTAGATTTGATGAATGGATTTCGTTCCATCTTAGAGCATTCGTACCTAGATTGTAGGTTACGTTAGCAGATGGATTGATATTGCCTGTAACTCTTGCAGCAACATTGATAACATCAACAGAACTATTACCTAATGTAGTGTTACCTTGAACAATGACGTTAAGGAATTCGGCAGTAGCTGATGTAGCGGCAATATTTGCGCCAGTAAATACGACTTTTGAAGAGTTGGCTGTGAAACTTGAACCAACGCTGACAAGGGAAGCATTAACTGTTCCAGTAACAAACAAACCACTTGAGTTACCAACAAGGCTGGTACCTACTGAATGAGAGAACGCATTAATAGTGCCAGTAGCGAATACACCAGCGCTGTTGGCTATAGTTGCGCCGTTAACATTTAGCCCTGCAGAAGAGATAACTGTATTAACGGTGTTGTTACCAACAAAGAAATTGGTTGTATTTTGTACGGAGCCGCCTGTACCAGTACCAATAGCGCCAGCATTGAATGAAGTTGAATTAACAACGCCAGTTACATATGCGCCAGTAGAGTTAACTACTAGGCCATTAGATTGTAAAATGGTTGAGTTAGCAATGAATACAGAGCCAACAGTATGAGAAGAAGCGTTAACTACGCCTGTGGCAAATACACCGCTGGAATTAGAAATAACATTTGTGCCAACACTGATAACAGCAGCATTAACTGTACCTGCGTCTGTCCACAAACCAGTTGAATTAGCTACTAGAGCTGTTCCAACAGAATGAGTTGCTGCGTTTACTGTTGTTGCGTTTACTGTTGTAGTGTATACGTTATTGCCAACAAATAACGTGTTCGAAACTTTATTGAACGTAAAACCAGCAGTAGCGTTAGCAACGCCTGAATCGTTAAACTGGACCTGTGTATTAGCGCCAGAAGTACCTGTACCCCAATATATCGCCGATCCGTTGGTAACAAGAACCTGACCATTGCCTCCTGGAGACCCATTGGCCACCAACGATGTAATGACCGCATTAGCTACGATAACCTTATCGATGCCGCCAGAAGTATTAGCTACAAGCGCATGATTATTGGTCAGGGTGCCTGGGTACTGAGCGCCGCCAATTCTGAGAACGCCTGAACCGTTTGGAAGACCTATATGAAGGGTGTTAGAGGCTTGGGTGAACGCTAATTCACCATTCGAAAGACCGCTAACTGTAACATTAGCCACCGATCTTTTAATTTGAATTCTGTTGTTGGCCATTTAAATAGCGCTCCTTGAAATTTTTATATATTTATAAATTTAGAAAACTCCACCATCTAAATCACCGTCTATATTACCAAAATCCAAATGTTTAACTTGATAGGTGTCTGTTGTATTATCGTAGATCAGTGTGGATCCATCAGTTCTTTGCGATAAACCAACATCCCTTAACTCATCAATTGTGTCAAGACCAGAAGAAATAATCGGAGTGTTCTTCAACGTCACAGGTATAGTTGTATCGATAACGCCAGCTGTGGCGTTAGTAGAAACCTTTACATTTCTTTTTCTCGAAACAACAACATTTACCATTTATTATCTCGTAACTTGTGGTGTGACCGTCACTATACCTTCGACTACTCTAGAAATAGCGTTAGTAGATGTTTCTCTTAATTCCACATCGTAAACATATCTTCCAGCAGTTAACAAATTAGTCTGATTAGCTGATAGGGTCAAAATGATTTGGCCCGAGTTAGTATTTATCGACGTGGTAAATGCAGTAGAATTAGAAGAAGTATACCATTTTCTCATCTGAGCGTTAGCCGTAAATCCGTCAAGATTTAGGACGTCTCCAGTGTCGTCGCTTAAATCTAATTCAACCGAAAAAGTGGTTCCTTGATCTATTACTAGATTAGCTTTTGTTGCCATTATCCTACAATTGTCCTAACGTATTTAACTGTGGTATTAGAAGAAACTGGAGTAAATTTCAATGAAACGTGAGACACGTTTGGAGCAGAGAAAGAGAAAGTTCCTACGTTTGTGTTTGTTGTGATTGTAGCAAATTCTGTCATATATCCTGCACCACGGTCGTGAGTTGTAAGGATCTTTGACATGTAACGGTTGTTAGCGACATTGTCGACAACGCTGATAATATATTCAGCTGCTGGATAACTAACCATTGAATAAGCATCAATTTCCTGGGCGGTTGTACCGGTAGTAGTAATTGATGCATTTGTGGTCGCTGATGCAATAATGCTCCAAACGCCATTTGCGTTTAAGAAATACTGACCGGAAGCGATAGCTGCTGAATTTGGAGTAGTTATAGATAGATTTACAGTTGAATTGGAAATCTTAATAGTTGAAGAATTCGCAACCAAATTAGCTGTAGCAGTGCCAATGAAAATATCAGTCAATACATCAATCGAAGCAGTGTTTATGCCGCTAGAATTGGCAGTGAACGATGTTCCAATATTCAACGATGTAGCGTTAATTACGCCAGTATAAACACCAGTTGAATTTGCTATTGTTGAAGTGCCAACGGTATGACTTGCAGCGTTAATAGTTGTGACATAAGCGCCGGAAGAATTAACAACTGAAGAACCGCCAACACTTATTGTATTACCAAAAATGGCGCTCTGAGTCACGTTTGCGTTAGTAACCCAAAGCAAAGCCCATTTGTTTGATGTGTTACCTAGAGTATAAGTGTCGTTTGTCGCTGGGACAACGTCGGCAGAAGATATACCAGTATATGTTAGATTACCAGAAACTTGTAGATCTCCAAGAACGTTCAGTTTACCAGCCACATTAGCATAAGTGCCGTTGAATTGAGCATTTCCACCAATGGTCATAACACCAGTGTGATTTATGGTAGTGGCGTTAGCGACAAAAGAAGAACCCACAGTAACAGAAGAACCGTTAACAACACCAGTATATACACCAGTCGAATTGGCAACAGTAGAAGTACCAACTGTGTGACTAGCAGCGTTTACTGTAGTAGTATAAACGCCAGTAGCATTAACGATGCTAGAAGTTCCGACAGTGATAGAAGAACCATTGACAACTCCAGTGTAAACACCAGTAGAGTTGGCTATTGTAGAAGTTCCGACTGTGTGGCTTGCAGCATTGACCGTTGAAGTATAAACACCAGTAACGTTAGCAATAGTACTAGTACCTACGGTAAACGAAGCAGCATTAGCAGTTGTCGCATACAGACCGCTGGAATTAGCAATTGTTGATGTACCAACTGTATGACTTGCTGCATTAACGCTAGTAGCATTAACAATACCTGTATAAACCCCGCTAGAATTAGCAATTGTGCTAGTTCCGACAGTGTGTGCAGAAGCATTAACTGTTCCTGTTGTCCAGAAACCAGTAGTATTTACGATTGTAGCTGATGTAACCTGTAAGGCTGTTGTATTAGCAGTAAACCCACCAGCGCCAGTAGTAATAACAGTGCTATTGACTATTGAAGTGCCAACTGTTAGGCTGATTGGGTCTAGATTAGCAGAACCAGAGTTGTTTGCCATAATAAGGCGATTAATGCTCTGAACAGAATAAACTGTAGTATTACCAACAAAATATGAAGAAGTATTAATCTGTATATTAGCAGCCACTTTAACCATGCTAGTATTAGCAATAAAACTGTTAGAACCTGTGGTAATAACAGTGCTGTTTACTAGCGATGAACCAACAGTCAAGCTAATTGGGTCTAGGTTGGCTGTACCAGAACTATTTGCTACAGTAAGACGGTTTGTATCTAGATTAGAATTTGCAGTTGTATTGCCGACAAAATATGAAGATGTGTTAATCTGGATATTTGCAGCTATTTTAACGGCGCTAGTATTGGCAGTTATACCATTAGCTCCAGTAGTAATCACAGTGCTATTTACAACCGAGGTTCCGACTATCAAACCAATTGGATCTAGATTAGCGGATCCTGAGTTATTAGCGATAGTGAATCGATTAATACTTGAATCAGAATAAACG